ATGGACTTCCCCAAGCGCCCGTGATCCTGTCCCGGTGTTGTCGGTCGTGAGGGTCTGCCCAAGCAAGAGGATGTCACAAGCGCGGTCGGCAACGTCCATCAGGTGAGACTGCGGCATTGAATCCGCCGCGCCCGTCACGCCGTCGAGGATGTTCAGCTTGACGCCAGGACCAGTGACAGCCGCGCCCGTGCTGCCGATGTTCTCCAGCATGTCCTCGGCTGAGTTCATCGCGCCTTCGCTGCCGTCCGTCTCGACGTGACGCCAAGGGATGCCGAACAGCTGGGCGAACTGCATCAACCATCCCAAGCCGTAGATGCTCGCCAGCCAGTATTTCGTGAGCGTCCGAAGGTTCGCCGCGTGGATCGGGTGCATTCCACCCTGACCCCAAACGGCGATCAGGAATCGGTCGGGCGGGAAGTCCTCAAGCGGGCTGTTGTTCGCTCCCTTGGGCGCAACCATCAACCGGTCAACCTCGTTGGAATCGGAAGGATACGCCAAATACTTCGCCGGGACAGGGGCGTAACACCGAGGCGAAACGATGCCGTTCTGGACGTGCCAGACGATCTCAAGCACGCTGATCCCCTTCGCGTAGGCGTCGATCAAGGCGCGGATTCCGCCCTCCATGTCTAGCTCCCAATATCCGGGGCGAGGGGCGAAGGATTCCATTGCACGCTCGACTGTCTCGTAAATGCGGAGCGCCTGCGGCGTCGGTTCCTCGGCATCCTCACGGATGGCGGGCTTGATCTCGATTTCCAGACGGGCGACCGCGCCGGAAACCTCGTTCAGTGCCTTCCGTAGCCGGGGCCATGTGTCGAGCATCAGGCGAAATAGTCGGTCCTGATCCTCTAGCTTCCCCGTTCGGACGTTCCGTAAGATGCTACGAACCTGCTCCGGGGTGACGTTCGACAAGTCAAAGTCGTTCGTCCGATATTGCACTGGCACCGGCCAGACAACGCCTTTTCGCTCGTCGATTGTCATTCTTGAGCATCATCAAGGGGTATTACGGTAGCAGGGGGCGGTTCCCGTGGATGAATACCAGCCTGCCGACGCATGGACCCGGAAGGGTTCCGACGCAATGGTGGCGATCAACTGAAACCGGCTGGTCAATGCGGCAAGCCAACACGTTTTCCGTCTCGTTCGTCAACGGGACAATCGGGCTGTCACACAAAGTCACGGGCGGAACCATCCGAGCCAAGCGGCGGAAGTTCCTGACCATCCCAGTTGATCCGAAAGCGCACGGACTGACAGCCAGAACATTCGCCCGCACGATTGCCCCGCTTTTCCAAGCGAAAGGAATGCTGATGTATGTGGACGAGCAGACAGCGGACGTTAAGGCGGCATACGCCCTTAAACGGAGCGTGACGCATCGCCCTTGGCCGGGTGCTTTGCCGCCCGAGTCGAGCTATTTGGACGCCTTCTTGAACGAGGCAATGGACAGCCTGATCGAGACATTCGGAGAAGCCTAAATTTCAATGTTGACTATCCTAAGCAACTTACTAAGGTTTGGCCAGATGACCGGCCTGACCGTCAATTCAGCGTTCCAATCTGAGCTTTCCGAAGCAGGGTCAATCGTCTTCCTGCCGGAAGGAACGCACACGATCACCGCTAGCGTCGGTGGCAAGCCGAAGACTCTCACCGTGACGGTTGACGAGCGGGTGCTTGCCGGATTCGCGGAAGACCTCGCCAAGCGCCAGGAATCGAACGTCAGGCCATTCGCCGGATTCGACCACAAGCCGGGTGCCGCATCTTTCATCCCACAGGGTTTCCGTTACGAATCAGGCGTTGGCCTCTTGCTCGACGTTGAATGGACCGCTGCTGGTCGCGCTGCCATCGAAGGCCGCGACTACTCATACTTTTCCCCAACTTTCCTCGTCTCAAAAGACGGCATCCCCACCGGACTGACCGGACGCGGGGAGATCGGCTCGCTGGTCAATGATCCAGCATTTGAGGAAATCCCGCGCATCGCCGCATCACACACCGAACCAAACCAATCCGACATGGATCACCTCATCGAATTGGGGCTTGTTGAAGCGTCCTGCGCTCCCGACAAAGCCCTCGAAACCGCCAAGGCCGCGCTTGCAACCCTTCGGGAAGCTGCCGCACAAGCCGAAACCGTCGAAGCCGCCAACGTCGCCAAGCAATCCGCCGAGGATGAACTGGCCGACATGAAGAAGCGCAACGAAGAACTGGAAGCCGCGAACAAGTCGCTCACGGAAGAACTGGCCACCAAGGCTAGTGCCACCGCTGACGCCGCGATTGACGAGGCTATCAAGGCTGGACGCATCGCCCCGCAAGACGAGGAAACGAAGTCTTTCTGGCGTGCATCCATCACCAGCAACCCCGACGCGGTGAAGGCGCTCAAGGCCATCCCGATCAACCCCGCACTCTCTGGAAAAACGGTCCTCGCAGGCCGCACCGAAGAATCTCCACAAGGCCCAGAACTCACCGGCATTGCCCGAGTCGAAGCCGCTTTCAAAGTTCAATCCCAATCCTAAACCATCATGCCCAACAATCTCACATTGCTTGACCTCGCCAAGCTGAACGGAGCCGACCCAATCGTCGGACTCATCGAGGAAGTCGCAACCGCTTCGCCGGAAGTGACGATCATCCCTGCCAGGACCATTCGGGGAACCTCTTACAAGACGGTTATCCGCAATAGCCGTCCTTCGGTTGGTTTCCGCCAAGCGAACGAGGGAACCGACGCCACCAAGTCGAACTTCACCGAGCGACTGGTCGAAGCCTTCATCCTTTCCGCCCGCATCGAAGTCGATAAAGCTGTCGCTCGCGGATACGAGGACGGACCGGAAGCACTTCAGGCCATCGAAGCGGTCGGCGTCATGCGTGCCGCCCTTTCCACCGTTGGAACTCAAACGATCTACGGCACGACCGCTAGCGCAAAGGGTTTCTTCGGACTTCAGGAAATGGTCGCCACCTTCGGCACTGACCTCGTCGTTGACGCAGGTGGAACCAGCGCAGGAACCGGCTCCTCGGTTTACGCCATCAAGGCGGGCGCTCAGGGTGTCCAATACGTTTACGGCAACGGCACCACGTTCGACCTCTCGCCCTTCCGCGAAGGTGACGCGACCGATGCGGATAACAAGCGTTACGCCGCATTCATCGCAGACCTCACCTCCTGGATCGGATTCCAGTGCGTGAACAAGTATGCCGTGGGTCGCCTGAAGGACGCAACCGCCGACAGCGGCAAAGGTGTCACCGACGCGAAGATCGCGGAGCTTCTCAGCAAGTTCCCGGTCGGAGAGCGCCCGACGCACCTCCTGATGTCGCGTCGTTCCGCGTTCCAACTTCAGACTAGCCGCACCATGACCGCAAGCACCAAGCAGGAAGCCTTCACCGGCATCCTTCCGGGTGTCCCGACCGAATCCTTCGGTATCCCCATCATCATCACCGACTCCATCACGGACACCGAAACTCTCAGCTAATCCACCATCATGGCCTTCGAATTCAACCGCAACCAGCAGGACAAAAACTACACCTCGACGGTGGCAATCGCGCAGGCGGGAGCCAATACCGCAACCTTTGATCTGGAACAGGTCACAGGCGGCGACATCAACGATGTGGTTTTTGAACTGATCGCCCCGACTGCCGCTGGCATCTCTGACACCAAGGTCGTAACCTACACGCTGCAAGATTCGGCTGACGGTTCCGCCTTCGCTGCCATTGACCCCGGCATTTCCACGACTCAGACCGCCTCCGGTGGCGCTGGGATCGTCACAAAGACCGTCCGCTTCCGACTCCCTGCCAACACCCGGCGCTACGTCCGCATCGCTCAGACGATGACCGCGACCGCTGGCACCGTGACTGGCAGCATGATCGCGAAGCTCTTGTTCTAATCGAACATCACGCCAGCGGCCCGCCTGTTATGCGGGCGGGCCGCTTTTCTTTCCCTGAATCATGGCTTGGATTGCTCTCACAGTTGCCAACTTCCGAGACAGACTCGGGAACGACGAACTCGACCGACTCGTTGAGGAATCGCCAGCGCCCGACGCCAAGCTTTCCGAAGTTCTCGGGCAGGTTGCCGCCGAGTTTGTTTCCCGCATCAACGCAGGGAGACGCAAGCGAGGATTGGGGCCGCTCGTCAACACAGGGCTTTACATCCCGCCTGGCGCACAGCGTCACGCCTACGCCATCGCTCGTCGTCTACTGACAGATGCCTTCCCTTCTCTCGCGGAGTTCAACGGTGAGGACCGCAAGCTTGCAGTCGAATCTGCCGAGAACTTCCTCGACGACCTCGCCAACAATAACGCGGACTCCGACGATACCGGCGCAACATCCTTCGCGACCGCTTCGGGATCATCCTTCCGCTACTCAGGCAAGGCGCTGATGGACTTTGCCGAATCACCCTGACACATGGCATCGCTCATTCGTCAGATCGTCGAAGCCATCGCGGACCACCTCCGCGAGTCCGAGTATTTCCGCACTGTCCCCACAATCCCGGTTCTCGTCGAAGATCAGAAGAACGTCGAAAATGAGATCGTCAACGCCGCGCAGAAAACAGGCGCTTTCGTAATGGTCAACTTTGCATCCGGCGAGACTGACACCGACAACACCCCAGGCCCCTACCTTTCGACCGCAACATTCCAAGTCACCGTTTCGGAGATCCCGAGCATTTGGCGAAGCAAGGCAAAGCCCGGTCCATCATGCACGGAAATTGCTGAAGCCGTTTCGCGATTGCTGCATCACGTCCAGCCATCAGACCGCGACGATTTACCGCTTTCCGGTGGCGTGCTTTTGTTCGCAGGGATGACGCAGCAGGTGAACGAGTCGATGCTGCAACAGGCCATCCAATTCACAATCCCCATCGGACTTTCAAACACCGCACCAACCCGATAATTTATGCCAACTTTCAATCGCACAACCATTGTTCGCGGACCCTGCAAGATCGCCTACAATTCGCAGACCTTCTACTCAAAGGGAGGAGTCGCACTAACCATGACCAATTCAACCTTTGACAAGGAAACGGACGCCTACGGCAACGTCTCCAAGTCGAAAACGGACTTTCAGGTTTTGGTCGAGTTTGAGCCGGTCGGGGAGATCGAGGCACTTGCCGTGCTTTTCCCATACGGCAATACAGCAATGGGCGCGAGCATCTTCGGGGCTACTGACAAGGCTCTGGTCATCACCGCGCTTGATGCGACCTACACGATCAACAACGCGGCAGTCACCCAAATGCCAACGATCCGTTGCACTGCGAACAATACCGCATTTGGGTCGGTGCAATTTACCGGCCTCCTGGAAATCGACGGCGATCCTTCCGCGCTTGCCGATTACTACGCAGTTAGCGCAGGTGCCAGCATCGGCACAGCATTCACCCCCGGCAACATCATCACGGCTCCCTACGTCGCGTCCTACGGCGATATCAGCGAATTCTTCTCCGAGTCGGGTTTTGAAATCGCCTTTGAGCTTGGGCTGAATCCCGTTGTCGTTGACGGCATCGGGACGGTGGACATGAGCTTGCAGAACCTCGGGGCGTCGATCACCTGCATTCCTACCGGCTTGGCAGAAAACATCTTTGATGAGTTCTTCGACGCGCTGGAAGCGGGACAAGACCTTGCTGCCGAAGCCCTGAACATTTCGACCGCAACGGTCGGAGGGTTGAGCTTCATTTGCGCAGCCGCTCAGGTGATCGACCTTCAAAAGCGATTCTCGCCTACCGATAACCGACTTGGGCAGTTGACTCTTGCGGCCAAGCGCACGTTCAACACTGGCGCTCCGGTTGCCTTGTTCACGGTCGCTGCTGTCACCGCTCCATGATCTGCAACCTGACCATCGGCGCGACGGTAATCGAGCTAGCTGGAGGTCTTGGGCGCACGTCTGAGACTTCCGGCTTGAGGATCAGCGTCGAGCCGTCATTTGAGCGTGTCTCATACATCGGAGTGAATGAGGCGCGGCAATACGCCCGCCCTGGCGCTGCGATTTCTGTCTCGTTCGATTCCTCGCAGACTTTCGCCACACTCACCGAGGCTGAGACTTACATCCTCGGCTTGCCTGCCGACCTGATCGACCAGACCGGCGCGACGGCTGAAATCGGGCATGAGGTTGCGAGCATGGTCGTGACAGGCACGCTTTCGCCTGACGCCACCGGAACTTACCTATACAAAGACATCACGAACGGCAGGCCCGCCTATGACAAAGGCACTTCTGGCGTTGACGGTTACGCCGGAATTTATTGGGAGGGCGCGTATTGGGTGCTAGTTCTTTTCACCGACTTTTCGCCGCTCACTTTTAGGGAATGGCAGTCAACATCCGATGTCGCAACGCCTGACCTAGCAACTGGATGGGCCGCAGTTTCCCCTGCGACCGGAACGCCATCGTTCACGCCGGGAACCGTCATCACCCCGGCATTGACGATTTACGACGCTGAAGCCATTGTTTCCGCCGAGCATCAAGGCGCAACGATTCGCCTTTCTGTCAGCATCTCCGGTCGCATTACTTCTCCCTAACCGATGGCTTCTAAAAAGGTCAACATCCAGATCGACACGCGGGCCAATATTTCGGGAGCGAAGCAGGCGGAATCCGCGATGGATGCGGTGACAGCGTCCACGAAAAGGACAGAAGCAGCATCAACGACGGCGGCGGCAGCATCAACAAAGCAAGCAGCAAGCACCAGCAGGGTCGGGCAAGTTGCAGGTCAGGCAGGCTTTCAGGTGCAGGACTTCGCGGTCCAGATTGCGGGCGGAACTTCCGCGCTCACCGCGATGACGCAACAGGCCCCGCAGTTTCTCGGGGTATTTGGCCCCGGTGGAGCGATTGCGGGCGCTCTAATCGCCGTGGGCGCGGTCGCAACCAAGGTTTTCTTGGATATGGAGGGTGACTCCGCTAGCGCAGCCGAAAAGGCAACGCTACTTGCGGATGCAATCGACCAGATCGGAGAAAACGCCGGGAAAGCTGTCGGCAAAGACGTTGACTTCGGACTCTCTCAGATCGACGCGGCAGCGGAAGCGGCGCAAAAACTCGTTGGCGCTTTCGACGACGTTACGGCTGCCGCTGATGCTGCCACGCTTGCAAGCAGCACAAACGCGGAAAAGAACCGCGATGCAGAACTGGAAAGCCGGCGACTCCGTGGCGAGCAGGTCAACGAGATCGAGAACATTGCGGCGTGAACCGAAGCCGAGGCGGCAGCTAGGCAGGAACTCGCACGGCAGGAAATCGCGTCACAGAACCAGCGACTCGCGAACGCACAGCAAGAGGAGCAGATTGCACAGAATGTCTTCCTTGAGAAGCAGTCCGCGCAAATCCAAGCGCAAATCGACCTCCAGGCGGAAACCAAGAAGCTCCAAGTCCTTCGGGCGCAGCGGGATGAACTCGCCAAGCAGGCGCAGGAAAGGGGTAAGCTTTCCGAGCAAGAAATCCCGTTCCTTAAAACCGGAACGGCGGTAGCGGCTCAAAAGCAACTTGAAGACCCATCATTCCAAGCCTTGATTGCCGCAACCGAGGCCCGCGTAAATGCTCTGGACGAACAGTTGCGGGCGCAGGGCGGCAAGCTCACGGAAGCCGTTGCACAAGCCTCTGTCGCGCTTCAGGACGCGATGACCAACACCGCGACCATTGCGGAAACCATCGCAATCGAAATCCCGCGCATTGAGGAGACTTTGCAAGCCGAGAGCGTCAAGGCGCAGGTCGGCGGGCTGGCTGAGATCGGCAAGCAGGCGGCAAAGGACATCGACGCGCTGGTCGAAGGCGTGAGGCCCGAAAACACCGGGCAAGCTGCCGCTCTCGAATCGCTCAAGCTTGCCACCGAAGACGGCAGGATCACGGCGAACGAAACCGCAAGAGTCGCCTTGGCACTTCAGACGCTCAATGGAATGATCGGAACCCAAATGGGAACTGCCGCGTCCAATACAGACAAGCTCATTCAAACGATCAGCACGATGCAACAGCGCCTCGACGCTCAACAGCGGCAAATCGGGCAGCTACAGTCGAGCGCAAGGGGATCAGGCAACTAAACGATGGCAACGGACTACATCATCAAGGGCGAAGCAGGGAAGACGCTTGACGCGACGGCCCGCTTGCTTGGCGCTGACCTTCTCGGTGTCAACGCATCCTTGCGCTTTGAAAACCTTGCTGCCGATGAACTTTCGTGGACATGCCGAACCGAAAGCATTGACGCAGGCGAAACGATCCTCCCCGACGTTGGCCAGCGGGTCGAGCTTTGGGACTCGACCGACGCAACCCGATATTTTCGCGGATGGGTGACGCAAGCCAGAGCGACGAACTACGGCGTGCAAGTAGTGGCGCAAGGCCCTTGGATGTGGCTTGAGAAAATCGACGTGACGACCAGCCTAACAAGCGTTTCAACTGACACGCGGCCAACGATCATTTTCAACGAGGCGAGCGCATCAACCAACATCACCGCGCTTTTAAACCGGGCGATTGCATTGGGCGCTCCCATCGCGGTTGGCACCATTGCCAGCACGTTCACGATTCCTAAGCTTCAGCTTTCGATGATGACTTGCGCTGACGTTCTCGCGGAACTCATGCGATGGGTTCCCGATTGCGTTGGATGGTGGAACTACAGCGGAAGCGGAACGCCTACATTCAACCTGTCTCGCCGCGCTGGCATGAGTGCCACGACCTACACGGTCGGAACTTCTCCGCTTGTGGACTTCGATCTTACAGGAAGGGGCGACCTCGTTCCATCCCGAGTCGAAATCAAATACATTGCCAGAACCTCATCGGGCTTGCCGGAATACTTGACGCAAGCAGACGGAACCGCAGCGACAGGGCGAGTTCAGGTCATCGGGCTTTCAGGGAAAGAGCTAGACACGTTCCTTCCTCCTGATGACTACGGTAACTACGTCGTGCAGACTTACGACGCCAACGCGACTCTCAATAATACGCGGATTCGACTGCTGCCAATGATCCCCGAGGTGATTGCCAGCCGTAACCAGTTCGCAGGCAGGCCGAATGCGACCGACGTAGTGCTGGCGAATGGCGAGACGATCACCGTGCAATCAAGCACCTCTGGCGGGCTTGGGACGATCAATTACCCGCAGCCAACCCTTCAGTTTTTGGACTCGGCAACGGGCGCTCCGGTTTCTCGCGTGGGCAAGCATTTCTTGATTGGCACGCTCCCGCCATCGTGGGTTGAGGAGTCCTCAATTTTTGGAGGGTCGGCGCAACGAATCAAGATCAGGGGCCGGATCTACAGGATTGTCGAAAGCACGCTCTTGAATAGCAGCGGAGGAGGCGGCGTCGATGCGCCCGCAATCGAGGATTGGGCGGTTGCATTTCCTTGGAGTTCCCAGCTTCTCCTGCAAGGCTACCGAGCAAGCACGACCATTCTCGGGTATCCTTGGGCTAGAGTGTATTTGTATGCGTTTGACTTTGAGGTCGAAACCATTCTCACGTCCGTGAGCTATCCGGTAGCCTTCACTACCTACAAGCAGCAGGATTACGACTTCAATGCCCCGCCGTCAGGGTTAGCGGCGAACTTGCGGAGTGCGCAGAATTTCACTCCATACGACGGCAATATCAGGCTGTCATATGAATCATTTACCTCGATCCCGAATCAACTGCAATACAAGTTTAACTTGATCGGATCGCAAACCGCGATTGAAACGGCTGGGGCGCTTGTCCGGGCGGCAACCTATGACCTCGGGAACTCAGCACTCGACATCGAAATCGGAGCGCCTTCGCGGTTCAATTTCGCCACGCTAGGCGGCAAGGTTCGCCAAACCCCGCAAACCAACATCACAATCAACTGATGCCAGCGACCCCGCCAATATCGACAGCCAACGGCACGGCCATGCTTCCGTTTGCCAGCTACGCGGACGCTGATGGCAACTTGTGGGTTGCGCCTGGTCCGGTGATCGCACTTCACGCGACAACTACCGTTTTCGACGTTGGCACTGGCGGATTCGGCATGACAGTTCCGCAAGCGGGCATCCCGTTCAGCCCCGCCGCTGGTGCTGCCGCCCGTTACATCGGAGGGAATGGCACCAACTTGATCGCGGCAACTTCGCCGTTGGATAGTGTCTTGCCGTTCCTGCTTTTCAGGGCGACCGGAACGAACACTTGGGCAGCCGAGGGGTCGCCCGACTTGATTCTGGTTTTTGACCCTGCTGACGGCAGCGCAGAACTCAGCGACTTTGATGACGTAGTGGCAACTCTTGGGGCCGGGGTTCGCTCTGATCCTGCTGGCACATACACCGCGACAACTTACGGCGAGGACGAATATAACGGCGGCAGCGCGTTCACGGTCGCAATCACCTATGAGGGAGCCGCCGAGTTCTACCCGATCCGCGAGGCTGTCGTGAACTGGACCGATGAATCTACGGCAGATGCTGGACTTTGGACCCGCACCGGCTGGCAGACTTGGGAAAGCGGTGCTTGGACCCTGACGATTGACGGGACCGGCGCTGGCGAAGTTTCAGACGGGACCGACGTGGTAGCCGAGCGGGTAGCCGATGTCAGCAGACTCTATGACCCTTCCGGGCAATGGGAATCGACCGTTTACGGTGCTGAAACCTACGGCGACCCGGTTTCAGTCTATGAGGCAACAGCTAGTGCCGGGACGCTGCCAACTCAGGAATATCAGGAAACGAGCGTTGTCGGCACGGTCCACACGCTGACCGGCACGACCGACAGCGGCCTTTATATCGAATGGGACACCTCAGATGGTGACGCAGACCTATACGATGCGGGCGGGCTGGTAGCCGAGCGGACGAGCGGGGTTTCGACCAGCGATTTCCTTGGAACCTACACCGCAACGACCTACGGGCGCACTACCTACAATGGCGGAACGACTTTCACCGTTTCCGTCACTGATACGCCGGTCGGAGCGTCTTTCTTGGGGCTGGTTGGCTTGCTACCGGGCGTTCCTGCCGCTGGTGCAGCGTGGGCAGAATTGACTCTAGACGGCAGCGATGAAGTGACGGCGGTTGAGGGGCCGATTTGGGGCGCGTCATGGCCTGCAAATAGCGCCACGCTGGCGGTATTCCCCATCGTTGAGAGCGACGGCACGGGAGTCGTCAAGCAGCACCAACTCGGGCCGATTTACTGGAGGCCAGCCCCGTGATTTTCGGGCGTTGACGAATCATTACTCAATCGCTAAGGTTTCGCCGTGACCAAAGTAAACGCATACAGCGGGGCCACTCTTTCGCTGTCCTTCACTTGCAAGGATTCAAACGGCGATCCGGTCGATCTCACCGGCTACACGGCGCGAGCCGAGGTTCGCCCCACCGTTTCAAGCGACGTGCTGACGCTCGACCTTGCTCCGACGATCCCGACCCCTGAAGACGGTGTGATTGTCGTGAGCGTTGACGACGCGACAACCGCGACCATCGATGCGGGTGCTTACGTTTGGGGGTTGGTCCTCGAAACCCCTGGAAATGGCGTCATCCCAATCGAATCCGGCCCGATCATTTTCCGCCAAATCGTCCCACGCGAATGAGTATTCAGATCGTCGAAATAAGCACGGATTCGGGCATCAGCGTCGTCGAGATCAGGCAAGGCCCGCAGGGACCGACCGGAGCAACCGGGGCGCAGGGACCAACGGGGGCGACAGGCGCGACCGGACCAGCGGGCAGCGATGCCACCGTGACCGCCGCGAACACGCTCACCGCCCTTGAGGCGATGACCGTAGCGCAGCAAGTCAGCGCATGGGACGCGATTGAAGATGGATCTGACGTGCAAGGGACCGTTGATTTCGTCAATTCTCAGCCGAACTGCCTTGCAAAGATAGCCGCCTGGTCAGCATCAGCGATGCCACCTTTGCGGG